TGGTGCCTTCATAATCATAATGCAGCGAGTTCATGAAAACGACCTGACTGGTCACATATTGGCGAATGAAAATAATGATTGGGATCATTTATGCTTACCTGCTAGATACGAAATCGGCCACCCCACACCGACACAGTCGTCGCTCTATTTTACAGATCCTCGCACAGAAGAAGGCGAGCTTCTTTGGCCGGAAAGAATTGACAAGACCACGCTCGACAGCCTCGAAAAATCTCTCGGAAGCTACGCCTCAGCAGGACAGTTGCAGCAAAGACCAATGCCCAAAGGCGGGGGAATCTTGAGGGCTGAATGGTGGGTGCCCTGGGAGAAAGAGGAATTGCCAGAGGTCGAATATATTATCCAGTCGTGGGATACGGCATTCAGCACCAAGGAAAAATCTTCTTATTCCGCTAGAACAACGTGGGGTGTCTTCCGGAAGCAAGGCCAGGTCAATGCCATTGTCCTTGATATGTGGTATGACCGGGTGACATACCCTGAGCTGAGACTCATTGCACAAGAGTCATATTATGAGTATGAACCGGACGCAGTCCTGATTGAAAAGAAAGCCTCTGGCCAAAGTTTGCTGCAAGACTTAAGAATGGCTGGCATCCCGGTCTTGGAGTATTCACCTGACCGCGACAAAGAGGCCAGAGCCCATGCCTCTTCTGCTTTGCTTGAGGATGGCAGAATTTGGTTTCCATCCGATAAGAAATGGGCTAAGAATTTGATTGACATATGTGCGGCCTTTCCTGCTGGGGACAATGACGATATAGTTGACACTTGCACACAGGCTTGGCTGAGGCTTAGAAAAGGATGGTTCGTAACTCATTCACAGGATTATGAGGACGAAGACCACGAACCAAAACAAAAGGTAAGTTTATATGGCTAGATCGCCCATCCCATTTGCCACCTCAGACCCGCTCGACTCTCTAGAAATAGAGCAAATCGCCAATGATGAAGTTCTGATTGGCTCCGCTGATCTCGACTTGGTTGACGATGATGAGAGTGATTTTGATTCAAATATAGCAAATGACATTCCAGAGAAAGATCTGGACGAAAAAGCAGCCCTGCTGATTGGCCTATATAATTCTGATCGTTCCTCCCGTGATCAATGGGAGCAGCGATACAAGAAGGGCTTAAAGACGCTGGACCCAGACGGCGGTCTGCAGGAAGGTGAAGATGAACGCGCCACCCGCGGCCTGAGCGTTGTGGTTCACCCGTTGATCGCGGAAGCTGCCACCCAATTTAATGCGCGCGCGATCGCAGAGCTTTATCCCGCTGGTGGCCCAGTCAAGACGACAATCGTCGGCGAGCCGGACGAGGAAACTGAAGACCAAGCTCGCCGCGTCCGGGAATTTATGAACTACCAGATCACGCAGGAGATGCCTGAGTATTTCCCTGACCTGGATCAAATGCTGTTTCACCTTCCCCTCGTGGGCCAGACATTCAAAAAAGTTTGGTGGGACGCCAACCTAGACCGGCAGTGCTCCCAGTTTGTTAAGGCTGAGGATTTCGTTGTCGCCCCAGAGAGCAAAGACCTGTACACGTCGCCAAGATACACCCAGCTGATCCGCATCCCCAAAAATGATTACAATCGCTATGTCGCCGCTGGCTGGTATCTTCCCACTGAATATACTGGCGATGCCTATGACCCAAGCGGCGATGTTTCTGCGGAGGTTGAAGGTGTCGATCCGTATGGCGATGCTGATCACGACGAGGTAATTAACCTTCTCGAAATGCACGTCTACGAAAACTTTGAAGACAATGACGATGATGACGATGATGAAAATGCCGTCGCGCTGCCATACGTCGTCACAGTAGACTACGATTCCGAGAAAGTTGTCAGTGTCCGGCGAAACTGGAAAGAGGATGACGAGCGGAAAATACGCCGCGACTGGTTTGTAAGTTACAAATTCCTCCCCGGCTTAGGATTTTACGGGTTCGGTCTGTATCACATTATTGGCGGCCTGGGCAAAGCGGCCACTGGGTCTCTGCGAGCCCTCCTAGATTCCGCAGCATTCTCCAACATGCAAGGTGGCTTTAAACTTAAAGGCCGAGTTAGTGGCGGCGAGATCGACGTTAACCCCGGAGAGTTTGTTGACCTAGACGCCACAGTGGACGATGTGAAAAAGGCAGTGATGCCGCTACCCTTTAAGGAGCCATCCTCGGTCCTGTATCAGCTGCTCGGATATATTGCCGAGATTGGCCAGCGATTTGCCAGCACCGCTGATTTGAACGTGGGCGATGTGAACCCCAACGCCCCGGTCGGCTCCACAGTGGCTTTGATCGAGCAGGGCAGCAAATCATTCTCCGCAATCCACAAGCGCCTCCACTACTCGCAAGGCCAAGAGTTCAAGATGTTGGCCGCGTTGAATGCCGAGCACCTCCCAGAATCCACAAAGTTTTCAATCTCAGGGTCCAACTCTATAATAAGCCCCTCCGATTTTGACTCTCGCATTGACGTTATCCCAGTCAGCGACCCCAACATATTCTCTACATCCCAGCGCATCGCACAGGGCCAAGCAGTTCTGCAAATGGCCAATGCAGCCCCTCAGCTGCACGATATGTACGAAGCATATAAGCGAATGTACGAAGCCATCCGGGTTCCCAACATCGACGAGATCCTCAAAAAGCCTAAAGAGGCCCCCCGGATTGATCCAATTGATGAGAATGTCTCGGTCCTGTACGGCAAGGCTATCCGCGCCTTCCCAGAGCAGGATCACGAATCCCACATCGCAGTGCACATGCAGTTTATGAGCGACCCCTCGCTGGCAGGAAATCCCGGTGCCAAAGCGATGCAGCCAATTTTAGTTGCCCACATCGCAGAGCATGTGGCGCTGCTTTATCGCTCTAGGATGCAGTCCAGCATTGGCGTGCCGTTGCCGGATCTCCCTGACATCCGGGATAAAGAATTCCAGATGGAAGATATTGATCCTGAGATGGACATGATAATAAGCCAGAGAGCTGCTCAAGTTGTGCAGATGGCTCCGAAGATGCAAGAAATCCGTTCCCTCGTTAACCTTGGCCAGCAGGGCCAGCAGGGCAATCCGCTTCAATATGCTCAAGAGCTGGCCAAGCTAGAAGCCGAGGCGATGAAGGCCAAAACTGAGGCAGAAATCTCATCGACCCAGGCCAAGGCCCAATCGGATATCCAGATCAGCCAAGCCAAGGCCCAGAACGACGCCCAGATAAATCAGGCCAAGGCCCAGTCTTCGATAGAGATAACCCAGATAAAAGTTCAAGCGGACCTTGAGGCCAAAGTCAAAAAGCTAGAGGCCGAGCTGCAGATCGAACGAGAGAAAGCAATTCTAGAATCCCAAGGAGATATATTATGAGCGATGCCACATACGATAAAGGGCCAATGACGCCAGAGGATATGGACTACGTTATGGCTGCAGAGGAAGCAGCATCAGGAGCACCAGTGCAGACCGGGATGCCACGGGAGCGTCAAGGCCCAAGCGAGATGGATAATCAAATCGCTCAGCTTCAGGAAATCATTGCGGCTATTAACGCCGGGACTTACCCCGGAGATGTGGCAGAAGTTCAACAAATCTTTGATAATCTGCCCCCAGAAATACAATCCCGTGTCTTGAGCACAGTAGCCCCGGATCTGGAATCTGCATCAGGAGCCCCAGTACAGCCGGAATACTTTGGTGCACTGCCGGGAGACCCCGGCATGGGGCCAAGTGCAGCGCAAGCATCAGGAGCCCCAATGCCGGGAGCCGCTGGCCCAATGATGCCGGGAGCCGCTGGCCCAATGATGCCGGGAGCCGCTGGCCCAGCGTTGGGAGCGGTTTCAGACGCTGAAGCGGCCAGACTTGGTGCATCAATGCCGAGACCAAATGGGGCACCTAAAGGAGCTGCTCAAGACTACCTAGAAAATCTGGAGAGGATGCAGCAACCACGAGGAGGTCGATAATCATGGCTGAAGTCAACGTAGAAAACATGGAAGAAAACGCTGATCTTTTTGTAGAGAAGATGGGCTTTGCCCATGACAGCGAAGGCTTGGAGCTGAGTGACGACCAGCTTGTCAATTTCCTTTTGCTCTGCCACCAGATGGAATATGGCATTGGCGAAGAGGAAGAAGAGGAAGAAGGCGTCAAGGTCAAGGTCATCAAGATGGATGGCGGCGGCGACATGCGCTCAGTCATGGACGAAATATTAGGCCACGGCGGTCCCAAACTGGAGTATTAGTATGCCAATAAGTAAAGTTATAACAAAAGCATTTGATGAATTTGCTAAATCTTTTGCTAACATAACCAGATCTGGTCAATCATTTGAATCTTTGGAACCTGTAGATTCTCCATTGCCGAAAATGTCAGATCTAAAATCATTCAGAGACACAGAACAGTTCGAAAAAGTTAAAAAAACAATAGCTCCCCAGCAAAGAGAGTCATTGTCTGAAGGCATGGGTGCAAAGATAAGTCTGTCTGATGATTTTTTATCCCAAAAGGCCTCTGAAATTTTTGACACAGATGTTTATGGAGACTTCGCATCAAGTGACATGTGGTTTGATTTTTCAAAGAAAGAAATATCAAACATGGTAAATGAGCTTAAAGGCAACGCAAGAATTCCCAACAAGGAAATTCCTGAATATTTCCAATTGTTGGGTGGTGCCGATCCAGATACTGTAGATTTTGTTGAGTATTTGCTGGAAAGTGAATGATGCCAGTCCGCAAAGTCAAAGGCGGCTACAAATGGGGCAAGTCTGGCAAGACTTATAAAACCAAGGCTGCTGCCGAGCGCCAAGGCAAAGCCATTCGTGCCTCTGGTTACAAGGGAAAGAAGTAATGGCAGCAGCAAGTAAATTTGTACGGGGTGCACTAAAGGAGATTAAGGAAAAATTTGGGGCGCTTCCTGATAATGTTGTTGATGCGACAGACATTTTTGACCCACCTCCTGTGGTCCCGGAACAAATCCCTTTGGAGTCAAGGGAATTTCAAAATTTTATGGGCATCAGTGATGAGATGTTTGACTTAAAAAATGCAGGAGTAAAATTTTTTGAAAAGCCTTCATATTTTGAAGACATCCCCACAGGAGTAAATTCAA